TTTGTGCGTGAATTTTAGCAGCCTTTTGCGTTTCAAAACCCTGTTTAGATTTCTGGCGCCAGCGGTTTCCGTCCTTATATGAAACGATACATTGAAACCCTTTATCTTTCTTTCTTATCGTAATATTGCATTGCATCGTCTAATTCCTCTATTGAATATTTGGCTATGTAATGCGCGGCAATAAATAAAACTAACAATATAATCACTAATATATATCTATGTTCTTGCCACGGCACAAGGCCCAAAGCCAAGCCAATAATTAAATAAAAAACACTTTGATAAAAAGCTACATTAATTGCATCTTTCTTTTTCATGTTGCCCCCTTTTATTTAACAATAAATGCGCAAAAGTATTCGCATCTATTTCTAGTTTCGCACGTGTGGTGCTATCTAAGTTACCGTATAAATCGTATTCACCATGAAGCAATGCATGCCCTAATTCATGCGCAAGTGCTTCGCGCTGCTGGCGCCTACTTAATCGGCTATTTATAATAATAGCCTTTTTAATCTCCGGTTTAATCAGTACACCACTAACACCTACGGGCATACGTTTATAAAATACTTTAATGTTTAACTTGCTTGCAATGCTGCGCGGTTCATTTGAGCCGTGCGACTTAATTAAATCTAAGACAAAAGAACACATATTGAACATGCTAACAATTCCCCTTGAATATTATTAATCTTCTAATACAGCTTTCAACACCTTTGATAATTTCGCTTTTTGCGAAGTAGTCAGTTTACGATCACCATAATAACAAATTAAAGTGCTATCACTTAATTGTTTTAAATCAACTTTTCTTTCGGTTGGTTTAATCTCAGGCGTTCCCGCTACGCCTTCCGTAAAATAAGAGGTTGGCACGTTGAAATACTCAGCCAAAATTTTAACAGTCTTTAAACTAGGCGTTGAGTTTTGAGTTTTCCAACGTGAAATAGTACTTTGTGCTATGCCTGTATCCTTTGAAACTTGATACATAGAAACGCCTGTTTTTTGCATGGCATCACTGAACCTTTGGTAAAACATGTTTAACCTCCGCAAATTATAAACGATTATTTATGATAATTTACGAAAAGTTTACTAGACTACTTGCGGAAACGCAACTATAATTAAGCCATAAGGTAGTTGCGGAAACGCAAGCAATCTTATAAACAATCGTGTTATAGCAGGTATGAAAGGTGAAATATTTATTACTTGCTATAACGCAAGTATATCAAATAGAAAAGGTGGTGTAAATGATTAAAACTGTTACAAAGAATATTTTCCGCTTGATGGATAACAAGGGTGTTAGCGCTTATAAGCTATCTAAAGAAACGGGAATATCGGAAAGCGTTATTTCTAGGTGGCGAAGTGGTGAGCAATCGCCTAGCGTTAGCAGCCTGGTAAAGGTGGCACACTATTTCAAGTGTGGGTTATCTGAATTGATGAAAGGAGATACGAAATGAAATTAACATACACCGTTGATGAAGTAGCTGAAGTGTTAGGCATTTCAAAATCTTCGGTGTATAACCTTAGGAATAATGGCGTTATTCACGCCATAGAGAAATTACCAGGTGTATTGTTTTCAGTACAAGAAATTCAAAATGTGGCGGGCATAGAGAACGAGTGTAACGCGTTTAACTACCGCAAATTATTGAAACGATGTGAAGAACTTGAAGAGGAAAACACAAAACTCAAACAAGGTATAAAAAAAATCACCAGCCAAATGCTGATGATCACGGGAGAAATATGCGATTACTAACGATAATTAAAATTATCGGTGCGGTATTCCTAGCTGGTACGCCTGGAAGTTTAGAACTAGACCGCATCACAATGTACGAAGCATGCTTGCAAATCACTATCGGGATATTGTTATTATGCGGCGGAATATATATTGATGAAATTAAAAGAAATGCCCAACAGTAGCGGCAACTACCATTGGGCAACGCGATGCAAATCATGAGAAAGCATCTTAACTAAATCATACAACGATGTAGTTGAGGTGGCAAGGAGAAAATATGGATAAAAGAAGAGTTGTAGACCTAATAGAACGGTTTGAAAAAATTGAGGAAGAGAAAAGCAATAAATTTCCTAATATTTATATGGTTTTAGAAATAACGGCTAATTCGCATGGTATTTTTTACCATTACATTTACGTTAGAGATACAGTTAATCAAAAGTCGCGCGTATGCTCTATAAAAGGGTTTGCGTCTAGTATGGCAGTTGACGAAGTAGAAACATACGATGATGTATTAAACGTATTACGGGGGTTGCAAAATGGCTAGTATTTACGAACTTAATAAAGATTATGCGAAACTATCCGCAATGCTTGAAGTGGCAGAAACGGAAGAAGAAATTCAAGTAATTCAAGATACATTAGAAATGATTAATGTATCTATTGAAGAAAAACTAGAAAACACAGGTAAATTTATTAAAAATACGGAAAGCGATATTGCTGGTATTAAGGCGGAAATCGACCGTTTAACTGCAATGAAGAAAACAAAAGAAAATTTTGTTGAACGGTTAAAAAATAACGTTGAATTTGCACTAAAAGAAAAAGGACTTGAAACGCTAACCGTTGGTACTTTCAAATGCGGATACCGTAAAAGTGAAAGCGTTGAAATTATCAACCTTGATGTAATTCCGGCAGATTTCACAAAAGTTGAAATCAAAGCCGATAAAACGGCAATCAAGAAAGCACTTAAAGCCGGCGAAGTGGTAGAAGGTGCAGAAATTAAGGTAAATCAAAATTTCTATATTAAGTAGGCGGTGTAGATATGGAATTTAGAACACTAAGAGAAAATGAAATTGATTGCCGTATCCAATCATTAAATGAAAAGAACGGCAGCGTAGGCGCGGTGGTACTACTATATAAAGATGCCCGCGTTGATATGCGCCTACTTGATGAAGTTGTAGGTGCTATGAATTGGAAACGTGAACATACGATCATTGGCGATAGATTATATTGCACGGTTTCAATTTATAACGAACAGACCGGAGAATGGGTAGGCAAAAGCGATGTTGGCACCGAAAGCAACACCGAAAAGGAAAAGGGCCAAGCATCTGACAGTTTCAAGCGTGCGTGCTTTAACTGGGGTATAGGGCGTGAATTGTATTCAGCGCCATTCACATATATTCAGTTAAATAAAGGCGAATGGTACACCGGAAAAGACGGAAAACCTAAATCATATGCAAAATTCAAAGTACAAGAGATTGAATATGATGAAAACCGCAATATAAGCAAATTGGTTATTGTGGATAATAAAGGCTCAGTACGTTTCACAATGGGAAGTAATAATGCACAACCAACAACACAAAAGAAAGAACACGTACAAGGATATGATGAGTTTCTAGCATTGCAAAAGCAATACAATGTACCGCCTGCTGAAATTACGAAATATGTTGCAGCAGAATTCAAGAAACCGCGTGTTGCATTGCTAGATGAGTTTGAAATGGTGGCTGCATTAACCTGGTTGAAAAAGCGAATTGAAGAAAGCGCAAAATAATGAAGTGGGTAACAAAGGGTATTAATTTAATAAAGTCGATTGGCTGGAATATATTAATTCCCGCGCCGATTGATGAAGCGTTACAAAAGTTAGACCCTGACGTTGAATACATAGTTGAAATAAAACGCAAAATAAAGCGCCGTTCATTAAATGCCAACGCTTATGCGTGGGTATTGTGCGATAAGATAGCCCGTGAATTATCAAAACATGCCTACATCTCAAAAAATGACGTCTACAAGCGAGTTTTGATTGAATGTGGTGGGTTTACCTATCTACCAATTCAAAACGATGCCACAGAGCGTTTTATCGAGATTTGGGAAGGACATGGGTTAGGGTGGCACGCTGAAAATGCGGGGCCTGCTAAAACAGAAGGTTATACAATCATTCGTGCATATCACGGCTCATCAGTATATAACCAACAAGAAATGGCAAGGTTAATTGATGCACTTGTTGATGAGTGCAGTCAACTAGGTATTCCTTTAGAAAATGATGAGTACATCAATTCATTAGTACAGGAATGGGGCGAACATGAACAAAAGGAAAAAGCTGGATAACGTATTATACGCTCGCACTAGAAAATGGGCGTACGAAAGAGATAACGGCCAATGCGTACTATGCGGTGCGCCTGCATCGGAAGTACACCACATTGTATTTAGATCACAAATGGGGTTATCGAATTTAAAAAATTTAGCGTGCTTATGCCGTGATTGCCACAATAAAGCACACGGCGAACATGCAAAAGAGATACGGGAAATATTGATTGAACGAAATGAGGGGGTTGAATGGCCGAACGACGAATGATGTCAAAGAAAATTATTGATACTGATAATTTCCTAGACATGCCACAAAGCACACAATGCTTATACTTTCATCTCCTATTAAGGGCAGACGATGACGGGTTTATCCAATCACCAAAAAGCATTATGCGTATAACAGGGTGTAAGGAAGATGATTTAAAACTACTCATTGCCAAACGGTTTGTTATTGGTTTTGAAACAGGTGTTATCGTAATTCGCCATTGGCGCATACATAATTATGTTCAATCTGATAGGTATTCAAAATCAGAACTACCAGAAGCAAAACAGGTAGAGTTAAAAAACAAGGTGTATGAAGTGGTTGAACCGCCTATGAACACAGATAATACCTGCATGGATACAAAATGTATACAAAATGGATACAAAATGGATACACAGATAAGAATAGATAAGATAAGAGAAGAAGAGAATAGAATAGAAACAATATGTCATGTTTCACATGACGATGTGGATAAATCTCACTTTGAAATTATCGAATATCTTAATTTAAAAACCGGTTCAAAATTCAAGCCTACAACTAAACCATATGTACAGGCAATTAGATCACGATTAAAAGAAGGTTATACTGTTGACGATTTTAAAACGGTGATTGATAAAAAATGCCGTGAATGGCAAGGTACAAAACTAGAAAAGTACCTAACACCGAAAACTCTATTTGCGCCAAGCCATTTTGATACATACTTGAACAGTAATGAAACAGCAACTATGACGGATACAGAAAGAAAGGTTGCAGAATTACACGCGCTAATTGATGCGGTAGAAAGGGGAACAGATGAAACCGAACGCGAAGATATATGCAGCTACGGGCCAGTTATTGATATATCCGAATATTGATGTAAAGAAAACAGAAATGTACGCCTACATGTTACAGGATATTAACCCTGTAACGCTGGCCGAAGCAATCAAGCAATGCATTAATACGTGTGAATTCGTTCCATCCGTTGCCACTATTCGCAAGAAAGCGGAAGAAATTTCCGGATATGTAAACGGAAAAGAAGAACGGTTGATAGCGCAAGATGCATGGGGTGTAGTCAGAAAGAAAGCCAGTAGCGTAGGTTATGAAAAAGGCCTTGATGAATTGGAAGGTATAACAAAGTTAGCAGCTAAAACTGTATGGCATTTCTTTGATCCAAGAAATTGCCAAAGCTACAACGAAAGCGCAGCAATGAGCCAATTTTGTAAGGCGTACGAGCAACTGGCAGCACGCGAACAAAAGAATATGGAAATTGCGGAAGGCATCAAGAATAACGGCCTTTTAATGGAAGCACGGAAGCGCGCAGAACTTAATATGCCGAAACAAACAGAAGTTAAGATGCTGGATAACGGCCATTTGATTGAGGTTAAAAAGTACGAGCCTATAGACCTTAAAAGAGTCGTTGAAAAAGCGAATATTTCTGACGAAGGGAAGGCGTTAATTCTGGGGGTGTTGAAGTGAATAATAAATTCAAACGAATTTAACGCTTGATGAATTGTTTACACCTCAAAAAAATCGTTTAAATGCGTTGTATGGAAGTTTTAAACAGTCAATGATAATTCATAAGGGAGAAATAGTAAAAGGGGTAAATTGAGTGGATTTGCCCCGTAGAATTAGAAAATAGAAAGGGAATTATATTATGAATAGTGTTCAATTATTGGGAAATCTTGCACGTGATCCGGAAGTGCGTTATACGCAATCTGGCCGAGCGGTTGCCACTTTCACAGTTGCAGCCAGCAATACATATGTTGATAGTGCTACAAACGAAACGAAAGAACAAACGGCGTTCATTAATTGCGTTGCCTGGGGCAAGCTAGGCGAAGCAGTAGGAACCTACAGAAAAGGAAACCGCCTATTTGTAGAGGGTCGAATTCAAACAAGAAGCTACGAAACACAGGACGGCCAAAAGAAATATGTTACGGAAGTAATCGCTGGTTTCGTTGGGGTATCCGCTTTAAATGATGCGGCAACAGAAAGTAATTTTGATAGTTTTGCAGATGATAATGGGAACGCTGAAAATATTCCGTTCTAATCTAAGAGGTGAAAAATGCTAGTAAAAAATGAGAATGAGTGGTGCTGGTGCCTTGGTGAATATGTAGGGTATCCAGAAAAAAGCATTGAAGATGCCGTAAAAGATTTTGCTGATAGTTATCCAGCCTACGAAGTACCAAAAATTAGGGTTGGAAATCCATATTATTATGTTCCTACTGTTAATGCTGAACGAGTTATTGAAGAGATTGTATGTGGTGATTTAGACGATGAAATTGAGGAATGGTCGGAAGATTACCTTTTAAGTGTAAAACAAGAACATATAGACGAATTACAAGCGGAATTAACCGATGTATTTCGTAAATGGGAAAACCGCCACGGATATAACAATACTTCTTTTGTGGTGTGTGAAACGATAAACCCTTTTGAAAATAAGGAGATAAAAGCATGAAAAATGTTGCATTGTTGGTGTATGTAGTTCTTGCGATGTTAGTAAAGGCTTTAGGCTTAGCGTTCATTGTTTCAATGGTGCTATGGTTATTAGGTTTATTTGGTATTTCTGGTAATACGGTATTGGGCTTATTTGTATCAACGTTTGTTTTAGCGTTGATCACCGGCGCGTTAATGGAAATGATTAAAAAAGGCGCACTATGAAAACAGTACAAACAAAACGTAAACAACAATATATAAAAGCGTATTGCCTAATGTATCCGTGGTATATGTACGAAGCACATTGCGAATGGGTTGAGGCTGTAACTTATGCAAGTCCTGGGCCTAGAAATAAGCCAGACGGCTTGAAGCATGGTCGGCATTGTTTAAAGTGGTTGTTGGAATATGATGCACAATCAATGAGCGGTGAAACGGACATATGGGGCATAGTAAATGATAGATGGTGAGTAGATGAAAGTAGAACTATTTAATGATAATTTCCAAAACTTTAAACGATATGGAATACCAAAGGCACAGTTGGTAATAGCAGATATACCATACAATCTAGGGAATAACGCTTATGCTAGTAATCCTATGTGGTATGTAGGTGGTGATAATAAAAACGGCGAAAGTAAAAAAGCTGGTAAGGCTTTCTTTAACTCCGATTATAATTTCAACATTGCAGAATACTTTCACTTTTGCAATCGGCTGTTAAAGAAAGAACCTAAAGAACGAGGCCAAGCGCCATGCATGATTGTATTTTGTTCGTTCCAGCAAATGCCGATGGTAATCGAATATGCACAAAAACACGGCTTTAAAAATTACATTCCCATCACATTCAACAAGAATTATAGTGCGCAAGTGCTAAAAGCTAATATGCGTATAGTCGGTGCTACAGAATATGCGTTAATTCTGTATCGTGAAAAACTTCCGAAGTTTAACAATAACAAAAAAATGATATTTGATCACTTTGAATGGAAACGTGATAACAAGAATATCATCCCTAATATCCACCCAACGCAAAAGCCAGTAAGCGTATTGAAAAGGTTGATAGAAATATTCACAGATGAGGGCGATGTGGTGATTGACCCAGTAGCTGGTAGCGGTAGCACGTTAAGGGCGGCGATGGAATTAGGCAGAAGTGCATACGGCTTTGAAATTGATAGAAGAATGTATGCAAAAGCAAAAGATGAAATGTTGAGCGATGTAAAAGTACAAACAAGTTTAATGGAATTTGCAGAATAGAAAAGAGAGGTAAACATGTTACATATAAAAGTATTTCAAGGTGGAGAAACTAGATTTTATAACACTAATTCATTTAAGTTAGGCACGGGGAAAAACGAATTCTATAATTTTTTAGAAGTTATAACAAATGTTAATTTGGGTCATAAAAAACTTATTGGATTTGAAGATGCAGAAACAAATACAAAAGTTTTTGTATCACCTATTGCGTGTTTAATTGAAATTAAGGAAGTGGCGGACGAATGAGTGCGGTATATATAGAAAACTGGCTTGCGTTGGGTACTTGCATATATAGCAGAAAAACAGCAGATGCAGCATTATCCATGCTGGGGTTAAGGAAAGAAATAAAACGAAAACCGGCATACCAAGATATTGAAACAAGTGCATTAATTAAATTGCGTAATGACGGGTTAAGCATAAGGCAAATTGCAAGCGTATATGGTGTATCTGGTACGTTTGTTAGAAATCGCCTGTTGGCTGCTGGTTTAAACCTTGAAAGGAAGAAACGATGAAACTTGTAAAAACGAATAAACAAACGTATACACAGGGACAACTTGCAAGCGCATTAACCGTTGTTATCGGGAATAGGATATTAAAACCAAAGGTAACGGCGAATTCCTATTGTATTACGATTGAATATAACATTAAGAACGGCAGAAAACTGGGGCGATTACGGCAAGTAATTTTAAAAGCGAATATGCAGAATTTTAACGGAACAATGGAAACCTATTTATATCACATTAGGGAACAGATAAAGCACATGTTAATAAATGGAGAATTGAATTATGACGAATGAGCAAAAATGGTTATTGAAAGAAATGTACGATGAAGGGTACCGAGATATTAAAATAATCGGTGTATATGCCTATTTTGTAAACCCAACGTTTATTGAAAACGGCGGCGATTTTAAAGTACGCGATCATACCCCGCGTATTCCATGCCGTGTATTGGGTTTAAGTCCTAAAACCGATAAATATTCTATTGGTGCGTTACTGGGTATTGTGGAATGGGAAAAGGTTCCAGTTGATACGCAAATAATTGTTAAAACGGTATTCGGTGAACGGAAATTATATTTTGCTGGTGTAGGCGAAAAAGGCTTTATATGTTGTTTTCCTTGTGGTAGTACATCGTGGAGTCATTCCGAAAATGCTATGTTGTGGATTTATGAAGAAGATGATGCGAGGCTAGCAGAAAATGAGCATAATTGACATAGTATTCAAAGGCCGCCCGATTACTAAAAAGAACCACGGGCAAATAGTTAAAAACGGTAATAAGCGGGGTTATATTCCGTCAGAAGCGTATAGAAATTATGAAGATGCTTGTTTATGGCAACTAGCTGGCAAGAAACTGCATATATCTGGCATTGTAGTTGTTGAATGTAAATATTATTTGCCTAATAAAAGAAGTTGGCCGGACTTAATCGGGTTGCTACAGGCGACTAGCGATATATTAACAAAAGCCAAAGTTATTGATGATGATAAATGGATATGTTCCTATGGTGATAGCTGCATAGCTGGTATAGATAAAGAAAACCCGCGGGCAGAAATTCGCATTATGGATAGGAAAAATAAAGTGTTGGAAGCATTATTGAAATGAGGGGCAATAAATGGAATTACTAAATAGGATTAAACGCATATTTGGATATAAACGATATAATGCGGACGTTATCAAAGTTAAGCGATGCATGCCGGGTGTATTGATGCCAAAAGTTGGCAGCGAAGATGCTGCCGGCATGGACTTTTATCAACCAGAAGGCGTAGTAATAGAACCGCATCAAACGCAATATGTAACGCTGGGTTTAGCGGTAGAAATTCCAAAGGGGTATATGTTGATGCTGGCGCCACGATCTAGCATGAGTAAAACACCGTTAATTATTCCGAATTCGTTCGGTGTGATTGATGCGGATTATCGGGGCGAAATAAAAGCGATATTACACAATACCAGCGATGATGCATATCTAATTCAAAAGGGCGATAGGTTGGTACAGGGCGTTCTTGTACCAGTAGGCGCATTAAAATTGTTAGAGGTCAAGGAATTAACAGAAACGGCGCGCGGTACTGGCGGAATAGGAAGCACAGGGAAATGAACGATTAATATAATATTAGTAGGCGAAAGGGGAAATGTATATGCCTATTATTAACCCGATGTATTTGTACTTAATTGAGGTACTACATAATATTGATGTACTTAATCAAGGTTTGTTTTTGTTGTTAAGTATTGCAATGTTTATATTGGCTGGTTTGTATATTGGCGTAGACGAAATGCCAGAGGAAGAAATTGCGTCGTTAAAGTGGTGGACAAAGGCTATTGGTGCGATATGGCTGGTATCGTTATCAATTTGTATATTTGTACCAACAAAAGATATGATGTATAAAATGCTACTGGCGCATTATGTAACAACTGACAATATCCAAATAGTAAACGATGCCATTAAAACCAATTTACAGGACTATCTAAACATGTTAGGGGAAACAGTTAAGAACATGCGATAATGAACCATGGGGGAAATATGACGGATAAAGATTATAGGGAATTAGCAAAAGAATATTTAGAGCCTATCAAGTTAATCACAATGAAGATTAACTCATTGAAGGAAGATCTAAAGCATTTACAATCAGATATTACAACAATAGGCGCCGTTGATTATTCAAAAGAACGCCTAACAGGCGGCGGAACACCAGGCGGATTGGAACAACAGATTATACGCCTTGAAAGCAAACGCGATGCAGTACACAAAGAAATAGGCGCATTAATTGATGAGCGGGAAACCGCAGCGGATATCATCAACACATGCACCACAGGGAAAGCAAATATTTTATTGCTACGCGAATACATCGACGGCAAAAGCGCGAAGCATGCGCGATACTTTACAGATTTGGAAAAGTCGCAAGCGGCAGAAATAAAAACGGCCGGCCTTGTACAAGTTGGCTATTATTTGCACCATACATATTATGCGTGTATGTATACTGCTAAATCGGTATAATTCGGACTATATCGGACTATATCGGAAATAGGTGGAAACGCCACATATAGTATAATATAAGGTGTAAAGTGCTAGTTGAGCATTTGCATTTTCTCCTTAGGTAAACAGGTTAGTAGTTGCGGGGTACACAACGCCCCGCAATTGCATACTGTAAACAAATACCGATATAGTGAAAACCTTCATACTATAAATAATTTTGCTGTTGTTAAATTTCATTTGTTTTTTCGTGGTTGAATACTTGTATCGTTTCAAAAGTTTCATAAGAGCGCATGAGAACTATCGGTATTTGTTTAGAATATGCAATAAAATAGAATAAAACAAAAATAAAATGGGGTGTATCCACGGCGATATACCCCATTTCTTGTATAAAAGTAACATTTGATTATTGAAAACTGAACGCGCTGCATCTGTTTGATACTAGTTATGGAACGTTTGCCCCGTGTTTGGTTTTGAGTAATTAAAAAAGCCGCTATTATCTAGCGGCTAACATTTGGCGTATTTGGTTATTCATTTCTTTCTGATATTCGTCTATAGTATCGAATATTGTTTCGCGTAGGTTAAATGCAGCGAACGCATCATATATTGAGTTAGTACGGCGGCGTAGTAATTCGCATTTTTCAGCTAGATAACGAAGCATCATAACAATGTTGCTTAAATCATCATATCCTAGTGTTTGAATTATGCCGTCATTATTGTATTTGATACCAGTATATGCGGCTTGTAATGTTTCGATATTGTTTAGTTCGTTGTATTTGATCGCGTTTTTAATTTCTTGAATAGTCATTTGCATTGTTGTATTCTCCTTTTGTTTAAATAGTTGGCGGTAGTGGTTATCTACCGCCTTTATTTGTTATTCGTAAATGTGGCAAGCAATAACTTCGTTTGTGTTATTGTCGATTAGTTGCCATTCAAAACCAAAACTCATTGTACTAATGAAATTGGAAGCATCTGTTTTGTTTTCGAAGTTCCATGTTTGAGTTGTGTTTAAGTCTTTAAGTGTTAGCATTTTAATTTCTCCTTTTCGATTAATTGCGTTTTCCGATGTATCTTATGGCTTCATTATACTTGCGTTTTCGCAAGTAGTCAATAGGGAAATTAAAAATTTTTCAAAAAAAGTTTGTAAAGGTGGTGAAAAGCTAGTGAATATCATATGTACAAAGTCGAAATGTCTTAATAATAAGAAGGGCCAATGCACGGCCAGCGAAATATATTATGACGGGTTATGCCAAACATATTGCACTAGCCAACACGCAGCCAAGCAAGTAGCCGGCATATGTGCGCGATCACATGGGCGCATGAAAGCAAAAGATAACAACATACTACGATAGGGGGGGGATATCAATGAACTACATGCCTAAAATAAAAAAAGTAATTACGGCGTTACAAATCAAGAAAGGTTTAAGGTATGTTATTGATACTCGCCAATCATGGAGCAAGTGGGATAAGCCGTTTAAAGTATTTATCGTGAGCCGCATGTATAATGAATCGGAATATGCAGAAGCGTTTCCGGAGAAGTATAAACGAAAACCATTTAAAGAGGGGCAATTATTTAAGAAAGTTGCTGAATACGATACATTAAAGCCACATGAGTTGTTAATATATTTAGTTAATGTGTTGAAAGGTGGTGAACGTAGTGAGTGATATTAAATTAAAGCCTAAGGAGTTAAAGTTTGCCGAAGAATGGCTAAAGACTACGAACGCCACGCAATCAGCAATAAAGGCCGGTTATAGTGAACGAACGGCGTATTCGGCTGGCAATCGACTGTTGAAAAAAGTTGACGTTAAACAATATATTGATGAACGATTAGCAGAAATGCAAGAAAGCAGCATTGCCGATACTAACGAGGTAATGCAGTTCTTATCTAGCACGATGCGCGGTGATATTCCCGACCAGTTCGGTTTAGATCCGGCGTTGAATGATAGGCTGAAAGCTGCCGAATTGCTTGGCAAGCGTTATAAGTTGTTTACTGATAAACAAGAAATAAGCGGCGCGGACGGTGAACCGATTAAAGTTATATTTAGTAATATGAATAAAGAATAATAGGTAATTGCATAAATCTATCATTAAATGGTGTATATCCACGGCGATATATCCCGTTTTTGTATAAATCTATCAAATATGGAAATAACAATTGACTATAAACCTAATGAAAAACAAAATATATTTCACAACACAAAAGCACCCTATGCGGTATATGGCGGCGCTCGTGGTGGTGGTAAAACAAAATCATTGATTATGGATGTGTTTATTTATGCCTTAACGTATCCGGGTAGTCATTGTTATATATTTCGTGAAACGTACCCAAATTTAGAAGCCAATGTTATCCGCGAATGGATACGAAGCGTACCACCAGAATTATATAAGTATTCAGACCAGAAACACATAGCAACATTAAAGAATGGCAGTCAAGTACTGTTCCGTTATGTGAAAAACGATAAAGATGCTGAAAGCTATCAAGGCCAAGAATTTGATTATCTAGGTATTGATGAACTAACAAAGCATACAGAACGAACGGCGGAGTTATTAACGGCTTGCTTGCGTAGTGCAAAAGGTTTTCCTGTTCGTTTCCGTGGGAGTTGTAACCCCGGAGGTCGTGGGCATGGCTGGGTAAAACGTAAATATGTAGAAGCCACTAATTATGGAGAAAATCCTGTTATTGATGAAACTACTGGACTTGAAAAGGTGTTTATCCCGGCGCAAGTTTACGATAACTACGTTCTTATGGCGAACGATCCGAGCTATGTCAAACGTTTAGAAGCCTTACCGGAACAAGAAAAGAAAGCGTTTTTGTATGGTGATTGGGATGTATTCATAGGGCAAGTATTTACGGAATTTAACAGAAATATACATGTAGAAGAACCTTTTGAAATTCCTAAAGGTTGGATACGGGTTCGTTCTATGGACTGGGGTTTTAGTAAACCTTTTAGCATTCATTGGTACGCTATTGATTATGAAGGCGTAGCGCATTGCTATCGTGAATATTACGGTTGCACAGGTGAGCCAGATGTAGGGTTAAAGCTGACACCCGATGAAGTCGCAGCCGAAATGGCTAGATTAAGCGAGGGTGAAACATATGCTTATGATATAGCTGATAGAGCGATATGGCAGAAAGACGACCGCATGAAGTGGAGCGTTCAAGGTGAGTCTATTGCTGAAATATTTGCACGTCATGGAATCAACTTCATAAAGTCTAATTCTGAACGCATTCCGGGTAAGATGATGGTTCATACCTATCTAAGGGAGAAGAAAATCAAATTCTTTTCTACATGCAAACATATTTTAAGAACGTTACCAGAATTAGTGTATGACGAAAGCAAGCCGGAAGATGTGGATACAACGCAAGAAGATCATGCATATGATGAGTTTAGATATTTTTGCATGAGTAGACCTATCACACCTAAGAAACCGGAGAAACCATTTAATGACGGTTATAGATATGATGATGAAACAGAAGGGGAAGTTACTGCATGGGGCGTATGAGTGAAAAGGCGTTGCGTGATTACGCCTATAAGGTGTTAAAGTCGGAATACGGCGAACGTGAAGAAAAAGGCGTTATTATTCCGGCGAAATACACCGATGCGGAACTAGCGGAATTTGCGCAAGCTATGCCGCAATGGCAGATAGAACAAATGTACGATATGATATATGGTTCTGAAATGGTGGAGTAATGAACATAGAACAAACATTCGATATATACGAAGCAAAGGCGAACGTAAAAAGCGCATTGAGTGCTACGTCAAACTGGCGGCAAAGTGCTGCCGAAGATTATGCATTCATGCAAGGTAAACAATGGGAAGATGCTGATTTAAAAAAGATGCGTGAAGCTGGCCGTCCTGTAATCACAATTAATAGAATACGGGCCACCGTTAATCTGTTGTGCGGATATGCATCACAGAACGAAACAGAACCGGATTTTTTACCGCGTAGCGAAGAAGATGATAGAATAAGCCGGGTTGCGAAAGGTATTACAAAATACTGTTTAGACCGCGCACACTATCAACGAAATAAAGGCAAATGCTTCCGTGATAAAATCATATGCGGTTTAGCCAATTATTGGGTAAGCTATGAATTTGACTACACTAAGTTAGACGGCGCCATTAAAATCGACCGCGTTTCTCCGTTTGATGTTTTCGTTGATCCAGAAAGCACAGAAGAAAACCTAAGCGATGCTCAATTCGTTGGCCGGTATAGTTGGGAAAGCACAAGAAAGCTAAAACAGGTATATCCGGATAAAGCTAATGAGATTGATTTGTTGAGTCATAAATATGACGATACAGAACTAGAAGCCGGAACGGTTGAAACTATTAACGGTGAGTCGCTATGGTATAACGAAAAGTATAAAAAAATTCGTGTAGTCCAATATTGGTATAAGGAATACGGCAAACGGAATGTATTCATGACTAAAGAGGGGGTGATTGATGAAAGCAACCCGCTATTCGTTGTGTTAATGGCTATGGGTAAGAAACCTACTAGCATACCAGATACTAAAATCAGATATGCGACATTTGCCGATGATGTACTACTTGAAGAAGGTGAAAGTCCCTATAAGCATGGTAAATTCCCATTAGTACGTGAATATTGTTACTATACCGGTGAACTGGTAGATGATGAACTAGAACCGGCCGGCGTAGTACGTGATCTTAAAGATGCGCAACGCGAAAAAAATAAGAACAGAAGTCAACGTATGCACGTTGTTAATCAACAGTCTTTAGGTGTGAAATTCTGGCAAGGCCAAATAGATGAACACGATAAGAAAACGATTGAAAAGAAAAGCACAACACCGGGAGCAAATATATTCTTGAAACCGGGCGTTACATTCCAAGACGGTACGCCGTCAATGGATAGTGCTATTAGTCTGACTTTAGAGCAACAAGCGGACAATGACTTTTATTCAATCAGCGGTATCACTCCGGAAAGTCTTTCCGGTAGCATTGGTTCTATGAGTGGTAAGGCGATTGACTTGCGGCAATCTGTAACAACCGTACAAACGGCGGATATATTCGCGCAATCAAAAGAAGCGGAATTACAGATTGTTAAATTGTTATGGGGTGAAAGGAACGCTCCGGGTTTAATTCCTCAATTCTACAATCAAGAAAAGGCAATGCGGATTTTAGGCGACGACGGCAAAAAAGAATTTGTACAAATTCAACCTGAACTAGGTCAGCCGATGCAAGAACAAGTCGTCACGGATCCGTTTGGACAACCTAAAGTAGATGAAGAAGGCAATCCAATCAAACAAGTATTGTATGATTTGAGTTGTTTTGATTTTGATATAGTAATCAGCACTAGCCAAGCAAGCGCAACGGCTCGTAAGGCTAACCTATATCAATTATTGGAAGCTAAGAAATCCGGCGTTGATATTCCTATGGATATTATCCTCGACTTTATGGACTTCCCAGAAAAAGAAGCCGTCAAGAAGCGTATTCAGCAAGCAGCAGAAAAGCCAGCTATGCCAGAATTGCGTGTTAGCGGTAGTCTAGATGATATGCCGGCGGAAGCGCTAAGTATGTACTTGCAAACGCTAGGCGTACAGATTTCACCGCAACAAATTATGGCGGAAAGGTTAGCCTTGAAAGGTAAGCAACAGAACATTCAAAATGCACCGCCAATTTTGCCGCCTACGAACGATTTAGGCACTATGTAATATAAACCTATCAACACAATAATAAACGCTCCGTAATGGGGCGTTTTTTATATTTCTTTCGCCATAAGTAATGGCGTTAAAAGGCTTGCTTATACATTATCGCCCGGCAACGGCGTTAAACTGCCATATTCTTATATTCGTCCGGCAATGACGTTAAAAGGCAATAAGGGGTATTTGATATGGAAAAAGATTTAGTAAACATCGAAGAAGCTGGTTTCACACCGGAAGATTTAGAAAACGCGGGCGTTGAACCGGAAGAAACAACCGAAGAAACGGATACACAGGAAACTGCACCAGATGAACCCTCTACAGATGATGCGGCGGAAAGTGATGCGAATGATGCGGGAGTAGAACCGGAAACGCCGAACACTAACGAAGAAACGGAAGAAACGCATGCAAACGATCAGAACTTAAAGGCAGCGCTTGCACAGGAACGCGCAAGACGTAAGGCAGCGGAAGAACGTGCTAGACAATACGAAGCACAACAACGGCCAATTACATTGCCAGATGAAGAAGTATCAAATATTCGCGACTTTGTACGCCGTGAAGCATTGAAACGCTTTAACATTACGGCGGAAGATTTAGAAAGTCTTATGTTTGAAGATGTACAGAAATATAACGATTTCATTCGTTTTGAAGCCAACGCAGAATATACAATTACTAATCAGCAAATGGCGATACATCAACAAAGACAAACTAACATTAATTTCGTAAATGAAATTAAATCATTACCGAACTTTGGGGAATTGTATCAACGCGGTTTAGAAAAGCTAAATGGAATGACGATGCGCGATGCACAACCGATTAACGATGCTTTTTATCGTGTTGATATTGGCGAAGGTACGGAAGCCGATTTTGAAACCATTAGAAAATTTGTAACAGAATTGCAAAATGAACGGGCGACAAGTACCGAAGTACCGAATAACCCTTTACAAGTTGCGGCTACGTTGCCAAAAGCTGGCGCGTTAAATGGTGGCGTTCCTACGCCTAACAAAGTAACGGAAGAAGATATTTTAAAAGCGTATCAAACGGGCAATCTTGATGCATTGCCGGACGATGTACGCAAATATTTTGACGAATTATAAGAGGTAAAACATGGCAGAACAAAGAAATCAAGTTAATATTCCAGCGGCCTTAGTTCCTAAAGTATGGGCCAAAAAAGTATGGCGCGAAGGCTTGAAAGAAAGCTATTTTGATAAATTTACGGCATTTGATGGTTCCAACGTTGTACATAAAAACAAAGATTTAGAAAACGTAAAAGGCGATAGCGTAGTATTCGGCTTGATGATGAACTTAACAGGTTCCGGCGTTGAAGGTAACAGAGCAAAATTATCCGGTGCAGAAGATACATTGAACATTTATGATTTCGAAGTAAATACTCAATTAGTGCGTAATGCGGTTTCCCGTTTTGAAGCGGACGACCAAAAAACACAATATGATATGTTGAAAGAAATCAAAAGCGCATTGAAACAATGGTTATCTGATTGGTTAGACGATAAATTAATCTCTAAACTTTCCGCAACACCTACTAGCGGCGAAGTATTATATGCAAGCGCAGCTAACTCGCAAGCAAGCATTACGGCAAATGATAAATTAACAACAACTATTATTTCTCGTGCGAAACGTAAAGCAATGATGCACGGCCCTAAAGTGCAGCCGATTAAGGTTGACGGCATGGACAAGTATATTATGCTTGTATCCCCATGGGCGGCTCGTGATTTAAAAGACGATGCTAAATGGTTGGCAGCACAACAAAACGCAAATGTTCGCGGTTCTAAAAACCCTATTTTCACAGGTGCATTAGGCGAATATGACGGTGTAATTCTTTACGAATACGAACGCGTATTATCTGATACTACAGGCGCATCTAGTGCAAATGTATGTCATAATTTGTTGTTGGGCAAACAAGCAGCATGTTTCGCAGTAGCTAGACCAGCGAAACATATCGAACAAACAGACGATTACGGCAACATTGCTGGTAATGGTATTGCGTTCTATGGTGCAGTTGAAAAAACTAAATTCAATAGCAAAGACTACGGCGTAATTCAAGTAATGACTGGCGGCGTTGTTGAACGCTAATTTACAGGTATAGGCGGGGTGATACCCGCCTTTATTCTTATATGGGGTGAATATGAACGTAAAACAAATAGTAAATAGGGCGTTCATGCAAATAGGCGATACATCGCAAGAAACGTATACACCATACCAGTTATTGGAGTATTACAACGAAGGCAATCACCTATTGAACGCTTTAATTAGCCAATATTGCCCTAGCCTTGCAACTGCCACACATGAAGATAACGGAACGGGGCGAATTGTACTACCGTTTCAATGTATTGGAGTGTTGAAGGTTAAAGCAGATGATGCGGAAGTGCAAGGGTATCACGTGTTGAATTTACAAACGGTGGTATTTGATGCAGATCATGAACAGAAAATCACCGTTGATTATATAAAGACGGCTGGATATAAAACGCTAGATGATGAAAGCGGACTACCGGCAGAACTTGAAACGTTGTTAGTTGACTATATCGTGTACCGCGTAATGAATATGGATATAACCGGCATTACTGCCAATATGGTAAACGCACTACAAGCGATTAACAGCGGACTAGGTGAAAATGATTGCATTATAGCGGAAGGGTATTGGGATTATGGTTGTAAAAGAACTGATTACTCTAGTTAATGTTGAAAGTAACGAAATACTAGATGAACAATTAGAATATATCCAGTACATTAACGCAGCTATTGATTGGCTAGCTACTATATTGGTTAGTATTAAAGACCGCGAAGTAGTTAAGAATACGGATATACCGAACTTAAAAGCCGTACCGTCAGACTTTATGGGGTTCGTTCCAAAGAGTGGCTATCCTATCCGCATCATTAACGGAACGTTTGAAACGTATGACGGGGAAATAGTAAAAGGCGTATTTTATAGCGTACGCAAGAACCATGTTGATGATATGGACGATCCTATTCCGTTTTCCGAATTCTTTTATCAATATCTAGTGCAGCTTATATCTTTCATGGTAAAGAAAAAATCCCTTATGACTGATTATGCTGCCTATGATAAGACCTTTATTGACTACATCACGGAACAAATTAAAGTGGCAAGGGGTATCACATAATGGGCGTAAAACAGGTAGCAACAACAAACGGTTTCCGGTTGGGCCTTGATTGGTCGAACCCGCCCGAAAATATTGATATGCAAGCCTTAACGCAAGCTAGGCAATGTGAATTCGATAGAACGGATAATGCATTACGTACAGTACCAGGGGTTAGAGTGTTGTATGATTTCGGCTTGCCTATTGAAACGTTGTATTACGATGTGTATCGGAAGCGTTGGTATTTTTCATCGAATAAGAATTTATATGAAACAGATTTCAGCACTCACAAACTATTAGGGGTATTAAGTGGTGTGCAAAAGCCTATGTATCATGCATTCGGTGGTGATATTCTGATTGCTAGTGGCGGAAAGCTACAGGCGATTACGGGAGCGGGGCAACTCATTACAGTAGAAAGCCCTACATGTGAAATGGTATCCAGTCATTCCGGACGTGTGTTACTTTCATCGATTTATTCGCATCGGTTGAATTGGTCGGCGGTAGGTGATTATCAATCATGGACACACAATGGGAATGATGCATCTAGTGCGCAGTGGTTAGACGTCGGGTATAAAGACCAGGGCAGTATTATTGCCGTTGATTTCCTAACGCGTGCAATTATCGTCTATAAGGAATACGGGCGCGTGTATCAAGTAGTGGGGACACCGGACGAAAACAACTTAACTGTTTACCCGCTATCATCTACTGGGTATTGTAGCGGTTCAACTTGTAATATCGACGATAGATCATATTATCTAGGAGAGCAAGGGTTTATGTCATTCATGCCTACTAATACGTATGCAGAGATACAACCTTTTGAAACTGGGCTTAATATCAATTCCTACTTGCTTAAATACATCACTAAAGATTGTGAAATGTGGCATGTACCTAGCCGTAAGCAATTGTGGATAAAGCCCTACAATGGGGATAGCTTATTCATCTATCATTACCTACCACGATACAATGACGGTCGCGGAGTATTCACATCTAGGAAATTCACGTATAATATCAATTCCGTTGTAAGCGTTGATAAAGATGTATATGTAGCCTATGGCAATAAGATTGGCATTCTTGATGAAAGCATAGATACAGATGACGGCGTACAAATTGAAACCTCTATTATTAGTGGCAACCGATTGGCTACACGTCAATTCATCTTGATTATGAACTACAATTTCGTAACACATAATATTATTAATGGATACGGCACAATTGGCATTTCCAATAAGAAGGCTAAGCCTATTAATTTTGCTAGTAAGGCTACTAAGACATATTATGCAACGATGAAAACTATAAATGCTACAAACAAGATGAACACTAACGAATACACCAAAGCGTATAAGATTGGTGGCGGTGCTAATCGTAATGTGCAGTTTAAAATACACGTTCAAAAAGGGGCTATATCCCTAAGGCAGTTAGATTATACATACGAGGAAGTATAAAATGGCATATAAAGAAAAACACCCTTTGGATATTACACCCCAAGGGGATACGGTGCAGGATAGCATTCAGAAAAACCGGGCTGAAATATTAGAAGTCGCCAAAGCCGTAGAATTAAAGGCTAGCGGTGGCGGTAATACAGGCGGTGGCGTGCTACGGAATAGGGTGCTAAATGGTAAGGTTGGTAATAGTGAATGGGCGTTTTTGATTGGTGATAACCTAAGTGTAATGATTGACGGCAGTCAAACCCCTGTATTATTATCATTCGCCGACGGGTACGATGATAATGGAAGTGTAGACTATGTAAGTACGATTACAAATAAAACGAGTGCATGGAATTTACCAGCACGATCTACATCGTATTTATATATCGAACGTTCCAAATCGGGCGCGTTAAGTTATGGCAGTACTATTATTGAACCAGTGCGCCAAGCAAGTGCGCCAAAGGCTGAAATGGATAAAATGCACTATAACACGGTAGCCGATAAGATGTACCTATATAACGGCGTACAATGGAAGTCAGTGCTTCGCATTGTAGTCGCTATTGTAGTAACAGATAGTACATCGGTTAAAAGTATCAAATACTACCGTCCGGGGTTTAGCGGTGATGTAATGGCTGACCGTTCTATTACTGGCAATAAAATCGGCATTGGCGAAGTGAAAAGCGATAATATCGGTAATGAACAGATTACTAGCGCGCATTTAGCTAAAAGCATTAATGATATGTTTGATGCGGTTCGAAAAGATATAGATGCGTTAAAGCCTAAAATCAATGAGGTATTAACAAAGGCATATCCGATAGGGGCTATCTATTGCAGTACCGTAGAAACTAACCCTAACGAACTGTTTGGGTTTGGTACATGGGAATATATCGAACAAGGTAGGATTCTATTATCACAAGGCGATAAATATAGTGCTGGTAGTACTGGTGGTGCTGAAACGCATACATTGACTACGCAAGAAATGCCGAAACATAATCACGGTGGGAACACTTCCGAAGGCGGAGGACACACACATACAGGAACGGCACAAGAGGCAGGAGAACATACTCATAAAGGGTATGCGTATATGACGTATACTAAAGGTTCCGGCAGTTTCATCGGATTCCCTGACGGTAATAAGTATGGTGTTCGCCCAAATGTCAACTATAGTTATGATATCGATGTGCAAGCAAGCGGTGCCCATAATCACACTATCGCCATTGATAGCGCTGGTAATCACACACACGCTATTAATCAAGAAGGTGGCGGACAAGCGCACAGTATTATGCAGCCTTATTTATCGGTATATATGTGGAAGCGGGTATCATAATGAAGCTAGATAACCTTGAAAACATGATAAAGGACTATGAACGCAGAACAGGGGAACGAATAGATTTAAGCGGTTTTTATTTCGATGAAAATAATAACTACAAAGACAAGTACAATTATTACTTTAAATTCTTCCCTGGTGCAGGGTTCTTATTTTGGACGATTAATGAATTCAACGGGGCTAAGTATTTTACGATATGGCAAACATACGGTGATATGAAAGTAATCGGGAAATACATTGTTGATGTGATGAAGTTAAACGATTTAGATATTATCGTAACGGCTACACATCGCAGCATTAAAGGGTTCATTAAGAAGTGGAAAATGGAACGCGTTCCAACTATGGACTATGTATATAATGGGTTCAATTATAAAGTGCTAAAGACTGTTAGAAAACACCTTGAAGCAACTTTGTAGAAAGGAAAAGCATGTTTATATTTGACTTGCAATTATTCGGCGGTGGCGGTAAAAAATCAAAGGTAAGTAGCATTGATGCAAAATTACCTACGGCCAGCGCCGAAGAAAAAGAATTGCTAAAAGGGCAAATTGGTTGGATAAACGGAACTAACCAAAGTGCCAATACGTTGCAAGGCATGGGTGATGCAGCACTAAGCAATGTGATTACACCGGCATATAAAGATATGTTCAATCAGTATTTAGGTACTAATCAGAACAATCAAAATGCGATTGGTGCGTTACAAAATCAGATTTCAAGCGTTGGCGCGCAGAACCTAACCGATAACACAAAATACGCTAATCAGTTAGCGGCAAGCGTTGATAATATGAACAATACGGCAAGTCAATTAGCTAATGAGTATAGCGGAGCATTATTGCAAAATCAAAATGCTATGAACGCTATTACATCTGGTGAATTACCTAGTGCATATCAAGCGGCACGCCAAAAAGCATTGAATAATGATTTAGAAAGTACATTAGGAAATGCAGTATCTGGACTTGCAAGCCGTGGTATTATCAATTCTTCACAAGCAGATACTGCTATTAACAATATCAGTAAAAATGCATCTAACACATTAGCAGCACAATATGCCCAAGACATTAACCAAGCGGCAGGGCTTAACACCCAAGCACTTAATAATAATTTAAGTGGCATAGGCGCTAAAATGGGGCTATGGGGTAATACATATAATAACCAACAAAATGGGATAGTAAACCAGGCTAATTTGATGAACCAAGGATATACTAATCAAATGAGCAACGCAGGAACGGCCGCTGGGCTAGTTGGCCAACGTGAAGGGTTAGCACAAAACCCAATTAACACGGGCGCAACTACACAAGAAGCGGCAATTCAACCGGCGAAAGATTACTATTCTATGGCACAACTTAATAACGCAGATCAGGAAGATTTATTGAACCGCTACATGACGTTACGGTACGGGTTAGCTAGCCCAGCACAAACTACAGTGCGCCAAGGTAGTGGTGGTTTCTTAGGAGGGTTTATGAAAGGTTTTTGCTTTGTAGCAGGTACAGAAATTGCAACACCGGAAGGTGGGAAAGCAATTGAAACATTTAAAGCGGGTGATACCGTTATTTCACTTGATGCGGTAAACGATGTAATTGAAATGCATGATATGGGCGAGCATGAAACATATATGTTAGCTACTGAAGATTGCGCAGTGCCAACTACGGCAAGTGAAAAGGTATTAACTCCGGAAGGCTTGAAAGTAGTTGAAAGCCTCGTAATTGGTGAGCCAATTATGACAGTGCATGGGTACCAGCCTGTAACACAATGCGAACCAACTGGGAAAGTTGAACAGGTTTATGAATTGCAATGTACTGGCGATAATTTATTCTATGCCAACGGAATTATGGCAGAAGGTATCAATGAAGATGAACTGCAAGCCATTAAAGGAAATAGTAATGAAGATGCTGATAACAAAGGCACTAAAAAAACAAGCAAAAAAGGCAGTAAGAAAAACACTGAGAAAGTAGAGGAATAACACAATGGGAGTTATTTATTTACAAGACTTTGAACCATGGGCAGCCGTTGGCGAACTAGCCGGACAATATGCATCACATCGCCTAGGTGCATTGCAAAATAATAAAATGGCGAAAGGGTATCAAAGCATGTTAAATGGTGATGCTCAACAAGGGCAAGACCAGTTACAAGTGATTGATAACCAAAATAGGAATGCAATGCAGATGCAACCGACACAATTCAATTCCGCGCAATATGTAAATGATGCAATGCGGAACAATTCCGTAGGCGCTCAAATGGTGGCGCAACATAACGGGTTATGGGGACAACCTACACAACCTGGACAAGTGGCACAAACACCACAACCTGCAGCGCCTGTACAAGCGAATACAGATGCGCCGGCGGTGGCAACGCAACCACAACAAAGTACCGGCTTATGGAATTTCCAAAATCTAAACAATACTGGTATTGGCGTACCTCAAACGTACCAAGACATGGTACAACAACGGGGTACTAATTTTTTTCACCAAGCGCCCAATTTGGTAAGCGATGGTAATACCAATGAGGATAAAGCGCCGGGCCAATACTCTATACCAGATAAAGCAAGTGTAACAAGCGAAGCACGCAAAAGACTGGGGGCCAATACGTTGGCCCTAGTCAAAGCGGGTTTTGATTTCAAGACCGCCCAAAGTCTTGCGAGTGATCAATATCAAACTGATGTAAACACTATGTATGCGCAACAGGTCAACGAATATCAAGAAAAAGTTCTTGAACCTATGCGCCAACAAATCATGAATAATCTTGTATTTACGCAAGATAAAGACGGCAACCCAGTTGTAGATACCTATAACACAAAACGGGTTAAAGGGTTAGCGCCAGCCGTGGCAAGATACAATTATCTAGCAAGTAAAGTAGGTGCTGGCACTATTGATATGAATAACTTGAATTCCATTGCAGCGCTTGATAAACCGGACTATAAATTTAGTAGTGCGCAAAACGGCCACATTGTACGTTACAACATGGGCGACGGTACTATTCAAGATATGGGCGGTTATGGCAAGGTTGAAACCAAACAATTTGCGAACGGCCAAGTTATCGTAATGACACCAGACGGCCAAATGAAAAACATCGGTAATTTTGGGGCTAAGAACATTAAAGTTTTACCTGACGGCAAAACGTATATTGTTGGCACAGACGGCAGCATGAAATATGTAGGTACACATATTAAACCGGCTACCGCATCACAAACGGGTACAAGTGGATACAATGCACAAGTGCTAAGAACTTTATCCGCGCAACATACTGCATGGGTAAAAGCTAACCCAGATAAGGCAGAAACAGAAAGTCCTTATTACGGACAATTACAAAGCGCATTAAGCGGTGCGCCTACTGGTGGCGGTGGCGCTGGAACGCCAACTGTTAAACGTCAACCGACATATTCAAGCGAAGAACAAGCAGCAGTTTCCAAGCGAATGAACGAACTATCAGCGCAAGGCTGGAGCGACGATCAGATAGCGGCGGAACTTGATGCGGCCGGATACGGCAATTATAAATCGTGGTTAAAATCTTATTAATAAAAGGGGTAGACTATGGGTGCGTTTGATGATATTACAAGCCAATACGGCAAGGCAGCTGGAAACGGCAACGCCTTTGAAGATATAACAACCGAATACGGTGATGATGTAGGCAACGCGCCCAAGCCTACATTATGGGATAGTGTTAAAAATAATGCCGAATATGTTGCTAATGGCGTTAAAAACAATATTGAATGGATTGATAAAACAGGCAAAGAAATTAATGATAATGTAATGAATACATTATCAAATTGGAAAGATGATGTAGTAAATAAAGCAAATAATCTAGGTAGGGAGTATTCACAAAGTGCTGCTAATGCCCTTGAAGCTAATGGAGATAATTTTTCAGCATTTGATGATAACGGAGATTTTATAGAAGGACATGAAACGCCGGGCCTAAACAAAGCAAGAGTAGAGGCATACAATGCCGGAGTTGGTAAGCCAGCGGGATACGTAGCCATTACGCCGCTTGTACCGCCACAAGTCAGAATGGTTGCTGGTATATTAGCTGCACCTACGGTTATCGGCAATACAGTCGAAACGTACGATGCCAATGCAATGGCAGAAAACGAAGGAACGGCACCGGACGGGGTATTAGGGAATAAATATGTTGCTACGGCAAAAAATGTTTTAGTAGATCCTATTACGGAACCGGTTGGGCGTTTAGTTGATAATCCGGGAGAGTTCGCAAAAAATATTGTCATGAACCCTACTAATTTATGGGACGATGTGTTTTTACCGGTTGGCATGGTTAAAGGCGTAACACCTAAAAAGGTAACTGGCGCCATTGGCGAACGTGTAGGGCGTGTAACGGAGCATGTTAAAGAGAAAGCTGGCAATGCATTTGCAGATATTGGCGAAAAATTTAGTAAAGATGATGCGGTAGCAGAAATACAACCAATGCGCGAAGGCGTTCAATATAATGCGTTTGATGATGTAGCCATTCCGGAAGATACGGCCCCAACAGTTGAAGCAAAAGAATATTCCGCTGATGCACTTAACGGGCAACCGCTTGAAGGAGAAACAGGGAATATCCAAGCTGATATATATAACCGATATCGTCAAAACGGATTAAGCGACGTTGAAGCGGCGGGCATGACTGGTAATATTGGCGCCGAAAGTAGTTTTAACACCACTATAACAAGTGGCGACGGCTACGGTTCCCGCGGTTTGGTTCAATTTACTGGGGATAGATTGAACGGTGAAAAAGGCTTGTTGAAATTTGCCGAAAGTAGAGGGCTAGACCCATGGGATTGGAGAACGCAAGTTGATTTCAGCGTATGGGAATTGCACAACACGGAAAGCGCAGCACTTGAAGCAATGCGCGCAAGACCAGATGCAACACCGGCAGAAATGGCCCGTATTATTCGCGAGACATACGAAAGGCCAGACCCTTCCGTTGCTCGTGATAATGTTCGCGCTCAAATTGCAGAAGAAACATTTAATGGGAACTATGGAAAATATGAAAATGGGCCACGTGATACATCATTTAAAGATAGCAGCCTAGATCCAAATCGTGTTACACGTGATGAACCATTCAAAGATGAGTTTATCGAAAACGAAAAAACGATAAATGGGGAACAATCACATACAGATTTGAATACATTTGTTGAAACCGGCGATAAAAAAGCAGTTAAAAACGAAGATTTAGGTATAAACTATCAAGGCGAAGGAGAAACGGCCCGTACAGGCGAAATAAACGAACTTCCTACAGAAAATCGCATGAATACTGAATTTGTAGAGGGTGAAAAACCTAAAATTCAAGAAAAGGCGGTTGAAAACGATGTAAACAGTCAATTTAGATACGAAGAAGATGCGCCAAACGTAAGTTTGAAAAATGCTATTGATGATTTGCCATTGAAAGCACGCGAAACAATCGTAAATGAATTGAAAGACGTTGTGAACCATGATGCATCTGAAACAAGATTTACGGAATTAGAAAATAAAGTGCATTCTAATACGGAAATTTTGCAAGATTTGAACCGCGCAACAAAGCCGGATATTCCGAAGGCAGAACTTGATGCGGTAAAAGTCAAGTTATCGGAAAAGTTAGACGTACCAGTTGAAGTATTGAACCATGAATACATGGAACGTGTTCGTACGGATCGTGCTGCCGAACTTATCGCAGATACGCAAGAACTAAAAGTGTTAAAAGCAGAACCGGCAGAAGGTGGCGTGAGTACATACGCGCAGCAACCTAGCCAACTACTTGAACACGCTACGCATGAACAAGTACACGAAGCCATTGTAAAAGCCTTTGACGGCAATGAAGCAATTGCAAATCGCTATTTGGAAAGTAAAGGCGTTAAACCTACAGAACCATTACAATATAGCGTAAGTGGCAATGAAACGCCGCATACTGGCGTTGATGAAGTGCAACGATTAGGGCGAAACGTAACACGTAAAGAAATCATAGATGCGGTTAATACCCTGTTTAACCAACGCATTAAAAGCGGCCGATTAGGTAAAAAAGGCGTTGGCGGTTGGTACAATACATATACCGATGTCATTCGTAGCGGCAATTATGGCGATTTCCGCGTTATCATGCACGAGTTAGGGCATTATGTAGACAACTATTTTAAATTCAGTAATGAACCGCGTTTTAATAACGAATTTAATCGCGTAGTTCAAGACCGTTTCGGGAAAGCGTACAACAAGTTAGGCATGGAAGGTATACGCGGCGAAGGATACGCAGAATTCTTTCATGATTACGTAAGCGACCGCGCCAAAGCTAAAAGAGAATTTCCAGAATTTTATAAGCACTTTACGGAAGCTATTGCCAAAGAACCGGAATTAAACGGCATTACCAATAAATTATCTCAACTGGTTCATGAATGGCACCGTCAAGGCGGGGCGGAACGTGTAAAGGGTAGTATTTCGTTTGAGAGTAAAGGGAAAGTGAGCCAAGCTATTGATGCGGTTAAACGTGGTGAAACGCGCGACTTTATCAAAAAAGCGATGAGCGATGTATACACTAAATTAATCGATGAGTTGAACCCGTTGAAAGATTTAGTTGAGCAAGTCGAACGTGAAACGGGTGAAAAAATTTCGTTTGATGATAATCCGTATATGCAAGCGTGGCTGGCGCGTGGTTGGGCCGGTAAGGCGGAAACGTTAATTGAACACGGCGCGCCGGAATATAAAATTCTAGCGTTTAAAGATATTATTAAGGATATCGGAAAGAGAGAACATAAAGATTTTTCCGCGTATCTAGTGGCATTACACGATTTAGACCTACATAAGAACCAACAAAAAGCAACGTTTTCATACACGGAAGATGCTTCCGTATTAGGAAAGCACGCCGGAAATGAACGCTTTCAAAAGGCGGCCAAAGAAATCTATAAATATCAAGATTATTTGTTGGGTATGCTTGTTAAAGAGGGTATGTTGACGGCTAAAGCGTACCATACGATGCGCAAAATGTACCCGCATTACATTCCGTTTTTCCGCGATATGTCAGATGTAGGCATGCAATCGTTCTTATCTGGTGGCAAGGGTTTTATTGATGTATCTAGTCCGGTAAAACGGTTAAAAGGTAGTACGCGCGATATTATAGATCCATTGGAAAGCATTGTTAAAAATACATTCCAATTCTATAACGCGATAGAACGCAATCACGTTGGCCGTACATTTGCGAAATTAGCCGATAAAAAAGGCGTAGGGCAAATAGTGGAACGTGTAAAGGGTGATAAGGCAAAAACAGATAATACGTTTAACGTTTGGGAAAACGGCGAAAAAGTAACGTATGAAACAACACCGGAACTTATCGAAACTATGCGCATGCTGGATAAAGAACAATCAAACATGATTATGAAGATTTTATCTTATCCAGCAAGTTGGTTACGTGCTGGCGCTACATTATCGCCAGAATTTATCTTGCGGAACCCTGTACGTGATATGATAGGCGCGGCGATTTACTCTAAACATGGGTTCATTCCTATTGTTGATACGTTCAAGGGTTTGGCTTTGTACTTGAAGAAAGGGCAAACATATTGGGAATATAAGAAATCTGGGGCAGCACATGCGGCAATGGTATCCTTAGACCGCGACTATTTAGGCGGTCAATTACGCGATATTATGAAGCGTGAAAGCAAATTTACGAAGTTAATTAAAAACCCTATTGAAGCATTGCGCGCTATGAGTGAAGCAACAGAAATGGCAACACGATTGGCAGAATATGACAATGCACGAAAGGGTTATACGGGCGTTGGTAATCGCTTATTCGGTAAAGATAGAAAGCCGTTATCAGCACGAGAAGCAGCACTAGAAAGCCGTGATATTACGTTAGATTTTAGCCGTAGAGGTACAAACACCAAGAAAGCCAATCAAGTAATAGCTTTCTTTAATGCGTCTATTCAAGGCGCCGACAAAATGGCCCGTGCGTTTAAAGAAGATCCGCGCGGTATGACTGTTAAAACTATGCTTTATATTACGTTGCCAAGCGTTATGTTATGGTATATGAATAAAGACGATGAGCGATACCAAGAATTACCGCAATGGGAAAAAGATACATTCTGGATAATTCCTGGCAAGGAAAATATGTATAGGATTCCTAAACCCTTTGAAGCTGGGGTATTATATGGTACGGCGTTTGAACGCATGCTACAGTATATGGACGATGCGAAAAACAATCGTAAGGGCGTAGGTTTTAAAGGTTTCGGGGAACGTGTTTTTGATAGTTTGACACCAAGTTTTATGCCTACGGCTATGATACCTATTGTTGAAGCGACAACCAATTATTCATTGTTTAGACAACGCAATATTATTCCGCAATCACAAGAAAATTTACCAGCACGCCTACAGTACGGCGCTAATACAAGCGAAGTTGCAAAATTTGTAGGTAATAAAATAGACGTTTCGCCGTATATTGTAGATAACACAATAAGAGGGTACGGCGGCGGCCTTGCTGGGTTAGGTTTGAACGCAGTTGATGCGGTATCTGGCGCAAAAGAAAACAATGCATCTAAAAAGTGGTATGAAGCGCCGGGATTAAGAGGGTTTACGGCGGCACCTTATCAATCATCTAATAGCGTACAACGTATATATGATGATTATAAGGAACAAGAAAAGCTACATAATGAGTTTAAACTCACAGGACAACGCCCAGAAGGGTACGATGCCAAAGAGTTTGCAAAACTCAAAAATGCAAGTAATAGCCTTAAAAACTTAAACAAAGCATCTAAGGCTATTATTAATAATGAACGCATGAGCGGCGAACAAAAGAGGGAACAACTAGATAAAATTAATATGAGAAAAGCTAATATAGCGCGTAGCGTATATGGCTTAGGTAAGGTTAAATGAGGGGTAAGTAATGGATCATTTCACTAGGTTTTTTGTTGAGTGTTGGAACTCTTTGACGGATAGTTTTTTAATAAAAGTTTTACTAAGTGGCGCCGGTGCATTGGGTATGTGGCTAATTCATATAAAACACGTTCAAATATTGGGCGTGTTTATTTTATTGGTATTCGTTGACTTATTCACCAAATGGGCGGCAATTGCTTATAGAATGTTGGTTGATGAATACCAATATAATGCCGATGAAATTGCAGTTTGGGAAAAATACCGTGCAATACCGTTGGCGTTTGATAAGGGTTTGATTTCAAGCCGATATATGCGAAAAGGTTTTGTGTTCAAAGTGGCGACGTATGTCGCCGCTACACTTGCCGCCGTTTTATTCGATGAAATGAGCGGTCAAAAGCAATTCGCGGTATCGCTTGTTTGGTTATATTTGGGTTCATGTGAATTTCTATCTATCATGGAAAACCTACGCGACGGTGGAAATGTGATGCTAGGTAAATTCTTAGATTTAGTTAAAACTAAAATTGAAAACAAAGTTAAATTATAGGGGGTACCATGAGGGGTATTGATGTAAGCGAAAATAACGGTGTAGTTGATTGGGGCGCGGTTAAGGCGAACGGGTTCGATTTTGCTATTATCCGCATCGGTTATGGCCGAGGCAATTTAGATAGTGAATTCTATAACAACGTAAACGGCGCAATAAACGCTGGTTTAGCTATTGGCGTATACCATTATTCCTACGCTATAGATGAAGAACGTGCAGCGGCCGAAGCAGAATTTGTATTGGATACATTGAACGATGCCGGCCTAACTGTTGACAAGTTGCCTATGGGCGTATGGTTCGATATGGAAGATGCGGACGATTACAAGGCAAATCGTGGTATGCCAACGGGCCAAGAATTAACAAATATTTGTAGTGTGTTCGTCAATAAATTGTGGCAAGCTGGATATGTTAATACTGGTTTGTACGCTAGCTATGATTGGTTAGTGAATGTATTAGACGTTAGTCAATTAGGCGGTTGCGCTATCTGGTGCGCACAACTTAATAACCAATGCGACTATGAAGGGGCCAATTTGTGGCAATACACGTTCAGCGAAAACATCGAGGGCAAGGAATTTGATGCTGATTTAGTAATGAATTGGCCTATTTAATAGGGGGTAATTATGGATACTATCATTCAATTATTAAGGCGATATGCGCCCGTAATCACCGTGGCAGCACTTGTGCTGCTGGTGGTGGTAGTTGGCTTATTTTGTTACAAAATGGCTTATACAAAGAAATTGCAAGAGCCTGTTATCCTCAATCAAACAGTAGCGAAAAACCCGCAGAAATTGGCGGATACGTTAAAAATCACGCCAAAGGAAGCAACGGAAGTAATTGCGTATAAGGAAACCGCGCAGCCGGTAGCAACGTATTATACACAGGCGCCAACGCTACATGATGCGGCAGTAGTTACGAAAAATGCTATTAAGGATAAATCTCCGAATATTCCAAAGGAAGCTATAGAAAAAAGCGATAGAACCGCGATAGTAGAAAATACAGATGAAAACAAAGTTGACGTGTACAAGATTAACCTAAACAAAGTACATCGCATAATGGGCGGCGTTACTGTATTAGAAACAGGGAAGGTATACGAAACTGTAGGTTATCAAGCTGGCGACTTTCAAGGTTTAGCGCATTTTGACGGTAAGCAGTTTAAAGGGGCCAGCGCACTTTATACATTCGCGAAATGGTAGGTGATCCATATATCTCCGAGTTGCACGGTTTGCAACAATCAACTATTAGTTGTCAGTTGGAAAGTATTAATTTATAACTGAAAGGAATACTATTATGGCTAAAATTTTTGAATTCGAAGGTAAAAAACACATGTTCGCGGAAGATATCGAACCAAATGCAGAAGGCTTATACATGGCTACATTAAAGGATAGCGACAATGTAACTTGTGAAATGTACTTTGTGAATGGCAAGTTGCATCGATTAGTAGAATTAAAAGAAACAAAATAA